TCCGTGGCCGTGGGAAGGAGCTGAGGACTGATGTGGTCATACGATAAACGATTGCAGTTTCCGGTAAAGATCAAGAATCCGAATCCGCAGACCGCCAAAATTGTTATCTCTCAGCTTGGCGGCCCGGACGGCGAGCTGGGTGCGTCCATGCGCTACCTCAACCAGCGGTACGCCATGCCGTATAAGGAATGCAAGGGCATTTTGACGGATATCGGCACGGAAGAACCCGCCCACTAAAGTTATCCATAACAAAAGCGCCGTCAACCGACGGCGCTTTCGCATTTCCTTATCAGAATCCCAATCCTTTCAAACCGCTAAGCCCCTTGAGCTGTTTAAGTCCGCCGGAGCTGCCTCCTCCCGACTTCCTCGACCCGCCGGAACTCTTTTTGCTCTTGCTTGCCGCCGATGACAGCTGCGTATAAACCGGCGATCCCTCGTAAACATACCCGGTCTTTGCGTTCTTATAATCGCCAATGAGCGAAGCAGGGTCAACCGGCGTGCCGTCCTTGGTAATTGTCAGATCAAGGTGCGGACCGGTCGAATTGCCGGTGCTGCCGACATTGCCGATCGTCTGCCCCTGTTTTACTTCCGTGCCGACCGCAACGCTGCTCTGGTTCTGCATGTGGTGGTACATGCTTACGTACCCATTATCATGCGTAACCTCAATCGTCCATCCGTAACCGGAGACCCAGCCGTTTGCGGTTACCTTGCCGCCCTTAACCGACTTGATCGCCGTACCGGCAGGAGCGGCAATGTCAATGGACTTGTGCCAGCGCGAGGACGAGGCACCGTTGCTTGTCGCGAACGTGTCTCGGGGACCGAACTTACTTGAGATCGTGCCGCCCGCAACCGGGTTTGCAAACTCGCCGCCTGCATACTTATACTCGGAAACCGTTGCCGAGCCGAACGGGTTCTTCTTCCATTTCCGGTTCGAGCTTTGCCAGAGGTACGCCTTCTGTGCCTGCGTCAGTCCGTCAATGGATTCTACGGCCGCCTTGGCCTTTGCCTGGCTTACGCCCTTGCCGTCCGTGTCTGCCGCCTTGAGCGCCATCTGGTACAGCGCATACACACCCGGCGAAATACCGGCCTCCTTGGCAACTGCCGCCTTGGCCTCCCAGCCGGACAGCTTGTCGTTGTCCGCAACGTGTTGCTCGTAGCTGTTGAGCATGGAGCGCAGCTCCTTTTTGCCTGCGTCTTTGAGGTAGCCGTAGAACTTGCGGTCCTTAATCGCTTCCTCGTACTTGGAGATATGGAACGCATTGCCGGACGCGCTGTCGCTGTACGCGCCAAAAAGCGCGTCCTTCTGCGTGTCGGACAGATTGCCATAGCCATTGATAATGGCCTGCATCGCATCGCTCTTGCTCATGCCGGAACCCTTGTACTCCTTGTTGTACGTTGCCATGTCGCCCGCAAACTGTACAAAGTCAGTTGCATTTACCGTGCCCTTTACTGCGTCCCAACGCTCCTTGTCGCTTTCGCCCATGGCAGAAACGAGCACATAGTCCGCAAACGCGTTCTTTTCCGCATCCGTGTGTTCGCCGTCCTTGTCATACTCGTCGAGGATGTTCTGCAGCACAGCGTTTTTCGCGTAAAGCTGGTTGTTCTCGCCGTCCTCGTAGTCCTTGGCGTCAACATAGTTGTCCGCAAGCGTTTGCTCAATCACGCTGTCCCACTTGACGAAATCATCAACCGAAATACCGTGCTTAATTGCCTCGGCCGCGTCGTCCTGTCGGGACTCTCGCACATATTGGCTAATATCAAACGCATCCTGAGATGTGTAGTCTGCGGAATCACCGGCTGTGATCAGTTCGCGGTCGAGCGTTTTCTTCTGCATCGGCGTCAGGTCGTTGTTTTCCAGCAGCATTTTGCGGATGGACGCCGCCGCAATCTCCTTGTAATTCTGTAAGCCGTATTTCTTCTTGGCGTCTGCAGTGGTTGCCTTCATCGCCTTAATGGCGGCAAATACCGCCTCGGAATTGTCGATAGTGTTGCCATTCTCGTCCTTGTTCCAGCTCATGCGCTGCCGCAGCTCCTCGAATACCTTCGTCTCGTCTGCGTTCAGGCTGTTGTAATCATCGTCAGCCCACTCCTGCGCGCCCTGCAGCGACGACTTGCCGAACAGCATAGCCTGCGCCCAATCTCTCGGACTCTGGCCGTACTGCGGGAACTGCAGGATCTTCTCGCCGTTCTTGTCCAGACTGTAGCTGCCGCCCGCATATACGGTTGCCGCGCCCTCAAGCGCCTTCTTTACAGCACCGCCGCCGAACGGCAGCAGCAGGTACGCCGCCGAGTTGGCCGCGCTCTTTGCCGCGTCAAGCGCAATGCGCTTGTTGTCGTAGCCGTTCTCATATTCCTCTTTCAGCTTGCCGAAATCCGGGAAGGCCGAGGAGATCGGCACACGGCCGCCGCCGAGCAGACCGCCGACAAACGGAATCTGTTCCGCAATATTTTCGCCAAGGTCAAGCGCAATGTCCACGCCGGACTTTTTCTTCTTGTCCTTGTCGTCATCGTCGTCCAATCCGAACGCATCAACGATCATGCCGATCGGGTCAAGCGCCGAATCACGGCCGGTCAGCTGGTGGTATACCTGATTAAACAGATAAGCACCGGCAAAAATCTTAGTGTACGACCATGCAAGCGCAGCCTTGTTCTGCTTGGCCCTCGGCAGGTCCTTTGCTAAGTAGCTCAGCTGGTTATTGACCTCCAGCTGGAACATGGTAAACATCTTGCGAATCGGGTTGACGGCATTAAATGCTGTCGGCTGTGCACCTTTGGAGCGGTCCGCCATCAGGTTAGAAGCAAACGCATCGGCATTTTCAAACGCCTGGTTTACCGTCATACCGTCTGCAATGTTCTGGAGGTACTTGCCGCGCGTCACAATGTTGGCCGTGAAATGGTCGATAGCCTCCATCGGCATTCCAGCCAGATCGGAGACCTTGCGCGTCAGCGTCCGGTCGAGCATCTGCGTGCCCTCACGGTTGGTCAAAAATACCGAACCATCCGTAAAACCATCGTCCCGAATCGCACTCTTTACCGTGTCGTAAGCCGCACGCAGCAGGTTCGGCGTGCTCACCTCACCGGCAGCCTGTGTGAGCGGAATAAAGTTTGTAATCCACGAGCCGGGGTTCAGCGCGATCATATTCGCCGCCACTCTACCCTCAACATTCTTTGCCACGTTGTACATCTGGCGTCCGAGCATTTCCTCCCAACCACGGTCCGCGCGGGCTTTCTTGCCTGCCAAATTATTGATATACCCGTGCAGATTGGCAACATAGCCACCCATGCCCGCGTGTTTCTGGTCGAGCAGCTTTTTCGTGTCATCAACATTCTTGTCATAAACGTCCTGCGTCTGCTGGTGGCGTTCGAGTGGATCCAACGTGCGGTCTTTGCGAATCTCGTTGATTTTCTGCCTGGTTCCGTCATCGGAAAGCCGATACCGAATTGCATCCTCCAGTGTGCGCAGGTTCTGAATGCTGTCCGTAAGATAGATAACGTCACCGGCCGTCTCTACATATCGGTCAAACCCGGCCACCGCGTCAAACTCCGTCAGTTCACCGTTTCGGTGCAGCAGGTTGCCGAACCACTTCTTACCCGGGTTGCGGTCGTCTGTAATGCCGGCAATCGGAGTCGGAAGATTGAGCGTGCTGTCCGGCTTAATGCCGAATTTGTACAGCACGCGCGCAAGTTTGGTGTCCGGCTTGTCTACAGTAAAATGCGGCGCATAGTCCTTGAGGTATCCCGGCACACTGTCCCACATGCCGTTTGCGATCAGGGTATCGCAGAGCTTGTTGTACATATCGTCGTAAATGGCGCGGAATTCCGCAACGCCGTTTGCGACACGTTCCTGCAGCTTGCTCGTTACCTTGATTTTCTTCGCCGCGATATAGTCCGCAGCGGCACCGTTCTCACCTTCCAGCATCATCTGCACAAGTGCGCTTTCGTGCTTGCTTAAATTCAGCTTTGCGATCCGGTCCTTTACCGTGTTGATGTATTGTGTCCGGTCTGCAACCGCCTTGTGCACCGGCGTAAAATACTGCTCGTTGAGTGTTTCGGCGTACTGGCGGTTTTCCTTGCCGAAAATATCATAACTGTTGCGCTCCATCGTCTCACGGCTGTAAGCGCCGGGAATGCGCTTGTCCTTTGCTTTCTCTGCAATCGCGTCAGCCATTTCTTCCGCGCTTAAGCTGAGAGCGTCTCGACGGGCCTGTGCATACTCCCGCAGCGGCTGCATAAGGCGCTGCTCCTCCTGCGTCAGCTGGTACATGTGCATAACAGCCGCAGGATCGTCCGCCTGCGAGAACTTGTCCGTTGCACCGTTGAGCAGCGCACCCTGCAGTAAGCTGTTGTCCTTGTCGCTGAGCGGATGGTTATTCTTAAATTTCTCCATCTGGCGGCGTACCGGCTGTGCAAGCTCAAACTGGCCGCGCAGCTCGCTGTTCTGTTCACGGCGTGCCGCCTGTTCGTCTGACTCATAGACAAACGAGTGCTGACTGTTCAGCTGTTCCTGCAGCTCCTGTGCCGCCTGTTTCGGCGTCTTGCCGTACATCTCATAGTTGCCGAGCGGCCGCGGCTGCTCCTTCTGGTTCTGCCCAAACCGATATTCTGAGTCGTCGAGCGACGGATTCAGCGCTTCCTCAGCTGCTGCCGCACGCTGCTGTTCGCTTGCCACCTCATAGGTGCCCGGTTCTGCGATCCGCTGTGCGTTCTCGGCTTCGACGCGGTGAATACCTTCCTCGCCGGTCTCGTTGTTTCGGAAAAACGCATTGTAACTGCCGTCCGGATTCTGGTTCAGCACCTCGCCCACGTTTCCGCGGTCTGCCGTGCGGATCATGTCATTCTGCTGGATTTCCGGCATAACAGCGCCGGTCTTCACTCCCTGCTCATTCAGCTGTGCGTTCAACTGACGGATTTCGTCCATCAGTTGATTACGGCGCTGCATTTCGGCCACCGAGAGCCGCCCGTCTCCCTGATCGAGCTCCTGCAGTTCCGTCCAAGCATTGTTCAGCCGGTCCTGCAGGTCGATAACATTATTCTGCGTCTGAGTATCCATCTGCTGCATCGCCTGTACCGCCGCACGCTGATTGAGCGCTCTGTTTTCCTGCTCCTGCAGGTACTGTGCTGTCTCGGCCTTTTCCTGCAGATCAAGATGATTCTGCAGATCCGCGTCATAATTCGCAGTCAGCTCAGCACTCCGTGCCGCATTCTGCCGCTGCATATCGGTCAGCGCGTTTACCATCTTATCCTGCGCGGTCTGCACCGCACGTTCCCGAATTGGTCCTTCCGGCAGCTTACGCGCCGCCTGCAGCTCGCTGTCGAGCTGTACAAGCTGCTGCACCTGATTGTAATCGTATGCATCAGCGGCATTCATTCGCTCCGTATCTGTTGCCGCTCTCGAACCGACTGCACCCGCCGTGCCAAACACCAAACCGCCGAATGCGCCGCCTGCGGCGCTCTGGGTCAGCTCCGCAAGGGAAAACTTTGCGTCCGGGTCATTTGCCGCCAAATCCGCAACATAGTTGAGGAAATAGCTTGCGCTTTCCTCTGTCGCCTCCTCACCCATCTGGATGAGGATATTTTTTACGGCATTCACGCCGCCGGAGTGCAAAATCTTGCTCATTTGACCGAGCGGCAGTCTTTCGGTTGCGGCCTCGATCGCACCAGACGTCAAACCGCGCGTCAGCGACTCGCGCGCGCCCTTGCCCTGCTCATTCAGTTCAAACGAGCGCTGACCGGCTGCCTGCGCGCCCATCACGAGCGAGCCCGCCGCCGGACCGACGACTGGAATCGCACTTACCGCCATCACCGGCGCATTGCCCGCAAGGGAAATGCCCTGCTCGGTCAGCCAGCGCGGCGCAGGTGCTAAACCGGCCTCAGCGTTCGCCTGTGCCTCGGCTGCCTCGCGCAGCATACGCTGTGACCATTTGTTGGGGTCTACGCCCTTGTTTACGGTCAGCTCGTTCTTGCGTTTTTTAACCTCCTGCAGTTGATCGTAAACAGCCTGATAATCTGCCGGAACCGAGCCGTCTGCCGCCGTGCTGTTCATGCCCTGCAGGGTGAGTTCAAGTGTCTGCTCCTGCTCCTCAAGCTGGCGGTATTCCTCACTCTGGCGGCTTTCTTCCATGTTCGCGCTTACCTGCCGCGAGGTATCCACGAGGGACGGCAGCGACGCGATCCACCGCTTGCCGACTGCCTCCATGCTGTTGCCGAGGCGGTCTGCCGCGTGCCGCAGATCAATGTTTTCCTGCACGTAGGCGAGCGTCTGCTCGTCCGCACCTGCGGCTTTCAGCCGGTTCATGATATCATCCGCGTTGTCGCGCGGCTGATAGGTAAGGCCGTACCGCTTCATAATGCGGCTCATCTCGTTCGAAAGCTCCTGACGGGCCCTGTCGCGGCTCTTTGTGTCCTCGCTGCTCCACGTCTCATCCGAGCGGTTAAACAGGTCATGCATCGTCTTGTGTGCATTGTAGCCGGTCTGGCCGCTGAAATAGTCCTCATCCAGTCCCTGCGCCGCCTGCATGGCGGTCGGGTAGACAGTTGCCTTGTCTGTCTTGCCCATCACGCCCGAGGTATGCAGCAACTGTGTTGCCTGATTCAGCCGTTCGGTCGGCTTGCTGCCGTAGGCCATGCGCACGCCGGCAGTCATTTCGTGTCCGAACTTATCGAAGGAGGCGCCGGTCTGCGGGTTGTACTCATAACCGAGCTTGCGCCGCAAGGCGTCGTTCTGCGCGTGCAGCTGTGCCTTCCTGTTCGGATCGCTGGTCGTGTGCCAGTCCATAGAGTTCTTGAGAAACTGCGTCAGCGTCGGGTTGCCGACGCCGCTGCTCTTGTTCGCAGTAGATACGTTCTGCCGCGGATTGCGTCTCTGCTGTGCGGCCTGCTTGGCAGAAAACCGGTTCACATTCGCAATGCTGGAACTCTGTGCACTGTTCAGCAGCTGCTGAGGACTTCTCAGGCCGAACGAATTCTGCTGTGTGCTCTGCGTTCTCTGTACAACCGGCGTGCTCCTCTGCGATGATCCGGCAGATGTATTCTGCCGCACCGTTGTCCGCTGCTGGATGTTCACGCGCTGGGTGGTCTGCGTCTGTCCGCCGTGAGCCTGCACGCGCTGCTGCTCCCGATTGCGCGCCGCTGTCGCACGGCGATCATTGCTTTTCGGTGCAACCTGCGGAACCTTAATCAGCGTAGGTTTGTTTTGGCTCTTGTTCTGTTTTTTCTTAAAATCATCGTAAAAACTGCCCATAGTAACCTCCTAAAGAGAGAAGGCGGCGGAAATCCGCCGCCTTCTGGCGTAGTTAAAGCTGGTTAAGCTGCCACTGCGAGTATTTGTTGGAAAGGTTCTGACCGGTCGTTTCGGCCCGCATCTTCTCAATCTGCGCCTGAATATACTCCATCTGCTTCTGTGCTGTCTCGCGGTCGATTTTACCGTTGAGCTTGTCCTCTTCCAGTTGTTCAAGCTGCATCTGCAGCTGCCGCATGGCAAGCGTCTGCGTACCGTTGTAAGTACCCGTCTGCTCGGCCTGGCTGAGACCGAACTGCTGACCCCACTGCATAGCGGAGATAATGCTGTTTACGTTGTCCAGCTGCTTGCCCGCAACCTCCTTGTAGAGATCCGCCAGCGCGTTGGCTTTCTGAATATCGCC